GGTATCATGGAAAACCATGCAGGGTACGGTTATTTTAAATGATGCATGGATGGCGGTGTATGAGGCGGCATGTACTTCGTGAAAAATTTAGAATAAAATCAATAACATAATGCAATACGCGCGGCTCGCTCATCCTAACCGAGTCGCATCTTGACCTCTAAGTTTAGGACAGGACAATTTATTTAAGGAGAAACTACTATGGCTTACAGAAAATTTGACGACCCTGCATTGTCATCCAGTGATGATGCGAGAAAAGTATATCCGGTATTCCCGAAGGAAGCTCTTCGCAGGGCTATTCAGTCCATCACGAACCGCGTTGTAAGCGGTACGAACGGGACAATGGGAGGCACTGCCGGTATCGGGGCAGCATGGCTTGGCACGGGCGGAACAGCAGGTATTAAGCTTAATACCGCGCTTGGCCTTGCAATTAACGGCAGATATGGAACTGCTGTAGCGCAGGACAATATCTATCTGCCTACGGGAACGCAGAGCAAGTCAACATATGTAAAGTATCTTGTTGCTGCTAAATTCGGCACCGCTGCAACTGTGGTTGCGGGGAACGAAGGCGCTACCTCAACAGCGGCGCGACTGCCCGATTGCCCGGATGGATATGTGGCTGTTGGCTACATGGAATATGCGACTGGAACAGCCGGCGCTTATATCCGATTCGGTGGTGGAACGGCTGGTGGGTATAACGTACTTTCCGGCAATACCGCCGCGACATGCGGTACGGTAAACGCGTGGGAGCAACTGCTCCACATGCCTTATGACGAAGCGTAACAATTAAAAAGGGGTAGGACAGCCTGCCCCTTAGTTCAATCGCAGGAGGGCGAGATATGGCAACAGCTATTAAGAAAAAGGACATGAACATGTTCATCACACCGGAAGGTCATCCCAGAGACCGCATCATAATCAACGAGTCTGCTGAGATACCGAGAGAGGGAATCTTTATCGCTTTGAATGGGTATTCCTTTCTTGCAAAAGCAGGCGTCCCTATCGACCTGCCCCGCCCGGTAAGGGAAATGTTGGATACGAGAATCAAAACCGATACACAGATGGTTGACGACGGTAACGGGCACCTGATTACTCACCCCCGAAATATGCTGAGGATAACATATTCCATAGTGCAGCTCGATGTGAATGCTGTTCCGACGGAAGCCCCGGCATCAGGGCATAACGAAGCGCCAGCATCCCCGGCGTAAAGTAACGCAACGCCGTTGCATAGGAGGTAATTATGACCGGGAGAGAGATGGTCGCCCACATGCGCGAAAGCGTCTTGGACGATATGGCGGTTCCTTATTTATGGCCTGATACTGAAATTCTGAGAAATCTTAATTACTCGGAGGTTCAGGCTTGTCGTAGGGCAAACCTCATCATAGATGGGATAACTGCCAACGATAATGGCACAGCCGGAACCGCAGGAACACTTGGGCAGAGACCTCTCTGCTCTTTATCTCTCGTGGCGGATCAGGCTTACTATCTGTTGTCTTCCAAGATTCTTCAGATAAAGCGATGCCAGTTGCGCTCGATGACGTATCCTCTTAACGGCCCAGTGACCTATCCTGAACTTGATGATGGACTGTCCGGATGGATAGGGACAAGCGGCACAGTGGGCACAGCAGGTTCGGGAGGATACCCAGCGTATTTCTTAAACGAGCCCGGTAACACGATAACCTTCGTACCAGCACCGTCTGTATCCGATACAGCGTCTCTTGTCGTATCTCGCTTACCCTTGACACCCTTTACTCTTAATACCTCTCCTGAGATTGACGAGAAGTGGCATGAAGGGCTGATGAACTGGGCAGCCCGACTTTGTTTTCTTAAACCGGATTCCGATACATACAATCTTAATCTCGCGCAGGAATACGAGAAGAGATTCACGGCGGAGTTCGGAATTCTTCCCGACGCATATAGCGAACGGATGAGAAAAATAATATCACAAAGACAAATTATGAGGCCGCGCGCGTTCGGCAGCTAATTCAAGGAGGAACAAATGGCTATTAAAAAAACAAGCAAAGAGGCACCCCAAATATTCGTTGGAAGCACAAATCCGAATACAGACAAGGTGGCACCTACAAAAGTAGGCGATATCTATGTCAACACAGCCCTACTGACTCTTCATTTTGCTTTCGGGCTCGCCGGAACTCAATGGGGGACTGCCGGAACAGCATGATAAACCATACCGTTGAGAGTGAGGACTGCCTCTCAACGACACCAAGGAGGACTATGTATGGCACAGCATATCACTACTATACCTGTTTTTAGAAATACTTCCTGCGGAGCAACAGGAACTGCTGGTACGATTCTTTCCGATCCAATTGATTTAAGGGATATTTGCGCTCAAGGCATTACAGCCCTCGCCTATTCGATCTCTTCCACAACGGGAACTGCTGGTTCAAGTTTATTTGGATATCAGGATTGCTCTGTATATGATGGAGTATACCGCGAGGCTGGGACTTTCGGAACGCAGGGGAATGTTAAAGGCCAAGCTGGGAGAATAAACTTCACAACTATAGTCGCGCCGTTTATTAAGATAAAAGCGCTCACAGGAACAAGCGCACACGCTCTCTTTACTGCGGAGCTAAGTGTTCGATAAGGAGGACGCATGGCTCTTAAAACGCTATCTCTTATAAGAGGCGATTCGCAGACGTATACCCTTACGTTTAAAACTGCTGCTGGCACTTTGTACTGTCTTAAGAACTGGAACGTCTTCTTTACACTTAAGACAAATCATGGCCTTGATGATAACAGGGCCTCTCTCCAGAAAATTATCACATCATTCTCTGACTCAACGGGCGGAACTACTGGCGTTGCCGTTATCCCCATTTACCCCTCAGACACAAAGGAACTTGATCCGGGAGAGTATGATTTTGATATCTCCGTTCTTACTGCGGCCAGCGAATCATTTACCGTTATGAGAGGCAAGCTCAATCTTGAATATGATGTCACCAGAACACTCGGTACTGCTGGGACGGCAGAATAAGGGGAAAGAGTATGGGCGAAAGCATAACTGTATATTTTACCAATCCGATCACAGGAGTTCCGGGGTCTTCTGGAACAAGCGGAACCTCTGCTGTTGGCTCTTCGGGGACGAGCGGGACATCCCCTCTTGGGTTTACGTCGGGTACGTCAGGAACCTCCGGAGAAGGTTCGTCTGGAACATCAGGAACGAGTGGGTTGGCAGGTTCTCATGGTACGTCCGGAACGAGCGGCAGTTCCGGCGCGGGTTCATCTGGCACATCGGGCACGAGTGGAGTAGGAACGTCAGGGACATCCGGTTCGAGCGGGACATCGGCTGAGGGGTCTTCTGGAACCTCTGGAACTTCTGGGACATCTGCCCTTGGCGTCACCTCTGGAACCTCTGGCACTTCGGGTGCTGGCAGTAGCGGAACATCGGGTACTTCCGGCTCATCCGGGACAAGCGGAGTTGCTGGCGGCGCTGGCTCAAGCGGTACGTCTGGCTCAAGTGGTAGCAGCGGGAGCTCCGGCGCGGATGGTTCTTCAGGCACATCTGGCACATCGGGGAACGGCACATCTGGAACCTCCGGTTCGTCAGGGTCTTCTGGCGGTGGCACTTCCGGCACCTCTGGAACCAGCGGCACGATAGGTACAGATGCCACATTTAACCATATACACATCTCCGGCAGCGATGGAGCTGGAACGATTGGGACGACAGGCGTGGTGGTAAATGTATATTTCGGCACTGCGGCGACCATGGCTACGAATGGAATACCACAGGGATCGCTCTATTTTCAATACACGTAATGCCACGGAGCGTGAGTGGATATGAGATATCTGTTGCTTGCAGTTTTAATCATCATAACCCTCTGGGCATGGAGCCTTGTGAGGGCGGGGAGTAAGGAATGGTTATTAGAATAGAAAAACGCAATGATAGAATTGGATGGGATGTAAGTGCAATCTTAACTGATGGCAAAACAACATCGGTCATTACCTTTTATTGGCCTTTTAAAGAAGAACCTGCGAAAGACGATGCCAAACTTCTTGAGAAGGTAAAGTATTTGCAAGAGAACTTTATTGAAGAAGGAAAAAATACGCAGGAGCCATCGTTTGCCAAATCCGAGGTAGAAGCCCTGCTTATTGAAAAAGGGTATCTGGTGAAAGAAGCAAAGCTTGAAGATTTAAAAACGGCTGCTGAGTTTATCTCTGAAAAGGTGGTGGAATAATGGCTAATTGGTTTGTAGACTCTCAACTTGGTTCAGGGAACAACGATGGCACGACTACCGACCACGCATGGAGAGGTACAAGTGCAATCAAAACAGCAATGGAGTATGGTTCTTTTGCTGATGGTGATAGAATATGGATTAAAAGAGACTCCTCTTATGATGAGGGGGTCGCTAACAATGGCGCTGACATAGCTCCAACAGATGATGGTATTATATCAGCTCCACTTTATTTTATCGGATGGCCTCGTCCTGAATTACCGAACACCACGATTACTCAGGCTGACTGGACGAACGGCAGTACTACGGTTGATAATATTGTAGGAATAACCTGCACAAGGCTTTCACATCAGGCAAGATGGGCGGTGGCTCCGGACGGGAAGAAGTACCTAATTACACGAGTCATTGATGCCAACACAATTATTGTGGACAGAGAATATGTCGGAAGCACAGTTACAGGAACAAGCGGGAAGTTCTCTATCGAGGCAGATGAAGATTATGCCACAGCACAGGCCATTGACGATAGTGCATGGACAATAAAGTTAAGCACTTGGAGTGATGACTCTCACGATATGCCGTTTATAGATTTCAATGATGAAGCGTACCAGCTATTGGTTTCAGCGGATTTTTACTTCTCTTTTAGAAATCTTGAAATGAGATCAAGCAGCGATGCGGCCGGTATATTTGCCGTTTCTTCTGCTTATGTTTGCGAAGTAATCGGCTGTTTGTTTAAGCAAACATCTAATTCTTATGCAGTATTAGCGACCGGGCCAACGCTTATTATGGATAGGTTCACGATTGAAGGAACGGAAGATAGTGGTGCAAATACCGATCAGTATGGCCTTACTGCAGGTTATGGTATGTTTTCAATGCGAATTAGAAACGGTGCAATTTATAATACGGGCGGAGTTGGATTAGGGGCAAGATCGGGAGCTTATTTGTCGTCCGGAGTAATTGAAAATGTTAATGTTGGGGTAGAACAGGCTAACGGCACTTTTGATATATCCTTTGCCTTAGCAACAAGCATGTATTTAAGAGATATTAAGTCGGGCGGAACAAATGGTTATGTGAATTTGCCAGTAACAGCAAACCCCATAGGACAGTTAAATATAGAAAATTATGGTAAGGTTCTCGGAGCACATAAGTCTTGGTTTCCGGGCGGAGTATTAGAAAAGGTTGCAGTTACAGCAACAAATGCAAATAAAAAACTTTCAGACAATGTGCTTAAGATCACACCGAACGCAAACAGTGTGCCTGCTGGAATTATGTATAAGCACATACTCTTTGAGGGAGAATTTGAATTACAGGCCGGAGCGCAAACAATAAAGTTCTGGCTGTTTAATGATGTTGGAGCAACACTTAATAATACCACAGCAACAGATAACATTTTTCTTGAAGCGACTTATGTTGATTCTTATGATGATACCACAGAATACACACAGACAAGAGTATTCAGCACAGAGATTGACATAGCGGATTCGGCAAGCGCAGATGACTGGGATTATCTGCAAGTATCTGTTAATCCGGCAACAGCGAGTAAAGTTCGGGTGATGCTGAAAATATCTTATTATGACACAACAGGGGATATACTTATAGACCCACAACCGGTGATAGCATAAATGGCAGAGAATAATCCTATATGGAGTGATGGTAATGTTTACTTCTCTAATGCGACAACAGTATCTCCGGCTCCTGATTGGAGTGATGGGAATATTTCAATCTTGTTGGAGTATGAAGCGCCAGCAGGTGGACTCTCAATACCAGTAGCGATGCAGGGGGCATGGAAAGAAGCGACACCAAAAATTATGATAAATAGTGCGTGGCACGATGTTGAAGCTGCAAAGATACTTATTGCCGGAGCATGGAAAGAAGTAACTTAATGATTGCAGGCGCATGGAAAGAAATAACAGGTAGCTAAATGCCCGAAGAACTCGACATAAACGTAACCATTGTAGCCGAACAACAGATCACTGCGACTCTGGACTCGGATGTACCTATTGTGGTCACATTTTCAAACCCCATACTTAGTGGTTTCAGTACCTCCGGTACAAGCGGGGTTTCCGGTACTTCCGGTACAAGCGGAGTCGGGACATCAGGGACAAGTGGAACGAGCGGAACAAGTAGCACGGGAGAGTCTGGTTCATCTGGTTCAAGCGGAACGTCAGGAACGGGTGGGCTGTCAGGGAGTAGCGGCACATCAGGAACTTCGGGCAGTTCTGGTTCAAGCGGAAGCGCTGGAACCTCCGGAACGTCTGGGGCTGGCACTTCAGGAACCTCTGGAACGTCTGCTTTGGGCGTTACATCAGGTACTTCTGGTACTTCGGGTTCGGCAGGAACCAGTGGCTCTACGGGCACACACGGAACAAGTGGGTCTTCTGGGACGCATGGTTCATCCGGAACAAGTGGTTCGTCCGGCACTCACGGTACGTCCGGCACGAGTGGGACATCAGGAACGTCCGGATCGAGTGGAACATCAGGGTCTTCGGGCACCGATGGCACACATGGTACATCGGGTAGTAGTGGTATGTCGGGGACTTCAGGCACAAGCGGTTCTACGGGTAGCGCTGGAACAAGCGGTACTTCGGGCTCTACCGGGACACATGGCACAAGCGGTACGTCTGGAACCTCTGGCACAAATGGAAGCGCAGGAACCTCCGGGACAAGTGGCAGCTCTGGGTCATCTGGAACCAGCGGTACATCCGGCTCAGTCGGTAGTGCGGGTAGCCACGGCACAAGCGGAACATCGGGTACTTCTGGAACTTCGGGAACAAGTGGAAGCGCTGGAAGCCATGGAACATCGGGGTCAACCGGGTCGGCTGGCACATCGGGAACTTCTGGGTCAAGCGGAATTGCGGGAACTCATGGAACATCAGGTTCAAGCGGCACACACGGGACAAGTGGTTCTTCGGGCTCATCAGGAACCCACGGCACTTCCGGTTCATCAGGCACACACGGGACTTCAGGAAGTAGTGGAACATCCGGTAGCACTGGTACGCACGGAACAAGTGGTACATCTGGCACATCAGGCACTTCGGGGTCGACCGGCACGCACGGCACATCAGGCTCATCTGGAACACACGGTACGAGTGGTACGTCGGGAACGGCGGGGAGCAGCGGAACCTCGGACAACATGGGCATGATATGGGCAATAGTTTTTGGAGGATAAATGATAGTCTTAGAAAATGCAGACATAATCGAAGGAGACGCCACAAGCGCAACCGAGGTTGACTTCACAATACATGGGCTTGACAACAATGCTCTAAAGCAACTTGCGGACGGACAGCTTGCCAGCTCAAAGGGGACGATTTATACTGCTGACTCTACAGATGTAATTACTTCAATTATTCTTGTAAATACAGGTGCTGCCCATAACCATGTTAACCTTTATCTTAAACCTTCTGCCGGAACTTCTCGCAGGCTCATCGCAAAAGACCTTCAACTTGAGTCTGGATATTCTCTACACTTTGATGGTGCAAAGGTAATGGTTCTCAATACCGCTGGGCAAATTATATACGTAGGTGCAACTGGAGCGGCAGGAACTTCTGGAACGAGCGGTAGCTCTGGTTCTTCGGGCAGTAGCGGCACTTCCGGTTCAAGCGGAACTCATGGCACATCCGGAACATCTGGCAGCACAGGAACACATGGAACTTCTGGTTCTTCGGGCACACACGGAACAAGTGGTACCAGCGGGTCTTCTGGTACACACGGAACCTCTGGTTCAAGTGGTACCCACGGGACATCAGGCACAAGCGGCAGCGCAGGCTCATCGGGGAGTTCCGGAACCTCTGGTTCAAGGGGTACCCACGGGACAAGCGGTAGTTCGGGAAGTTCGGGCACGCACGGAACCTCTGGAACCTCTGGTAGTGGAACATCGGGCACTTCTGGAACCGGCGCTGGCGGAGGGATAGTCTGGACGCTTATCACCGGAACATCCGGCACAGGGACAGCTAATTGTGGCTACATATGGGGTACGGGCGGGACAAACGGGACATTTGTGCTCCCCCCAACTCCAGTAACTGGTGATTACGTTTCTGTTGTTGACGGAGCAGGAAACTTCGGGACATTTAATCTTGTGATGGGAAGAGGAACTGCAAATATAATGGGACTCGGTGAGAATATGACTGCAAACTATAATTACGCCAGAGTAGGTTTTGTATATGGCAATGCAACATGCGGCTGGAGGTTAGCATAATGTCAGATATAAATCAATTTATAACAAGACAAGCGGTTAACATTGCAATGTTTTTCCCAAGTTCTACATCCCTCACTATTGCTTATACAGGGAAATATCGAATAACAGCATTAGGAGCAGGGGCTTCTGGCGCGGCTATTTTTACTACTACCACTGGTGGAGCTGCTTCTGGTGGTGGCGGTGGCGCTTTCTGTGAAAAAGAAATTATTTTAATTGCAGGTGATGTGCTTACAATCGTAACGGGAGCAAGGGGTGATAGCGTCGCTTCAACTTCTTCTGGTACAGGATTTGATGGGGAGGATGGAGGGACAACTACCGTAGTGTGCGCAGCCAGAGGTTTAAGTTTATCGGCAGGCGGTGGAGTGAAGGGAACTTTTACCGTTACTAATGATGTTACTGAAGCTGGCGGTGCAGGCGGCACAGCTTCAGGCGGAGATATAAATTCTACAGGCGGTGCAGGGGGTGCGGCAAAGCACTTAACGAATGGGGCCGAGGCTGGTGGTGGCGGTGCTTCCGGTAGTGTTTATGGCACAGGCGGCGCAGGTGGTTCTGCAATATCAGCTGGAGCTGCTTGTGACTTAGCAGGCGGTGGTGGTGGCATAGGCGGAGCTGGTGGAAACGTAACCTCAGCAGCAAGTGGAGCGGGAGGCGGTTCTGGCGGAGCAGCAGATGGAGTAACTGCGGGGATAGGGAGAATTGGTACCGTGGCTTCTAATGCAGGAGCGATTTATCTTAATGCAGAAAGTAAAACATCTACAGCTACTCTTGCCTGTTTTGAATCATTTATTGATCCTTTTAGAGCATTAACGGCTGGAGGCTCTGCCAGTAGTTATGGAGGCCCCGGTAGCGGTGGTGCAGGTAATAATGCAGGGTCGGGGTTCGCTGGTGGGATTTGTGGTGGCAGTGGAGGAACGGCAACAAGTGGGTATGGTAATAATAACGCCCATCTGGGGGGTGGTTCTGGCGGAGCAGCATCAAAATCAATATCAGCAACATCAGGTAATGCAGGTAATGGGTTGGTAGTAGTAGAAAGGATTGGGTGATTATGATATACGAAATATTAAATGATAAAAATGAAGTAATTAATAGAATTGTTGCTGATGAATCTTTTGTAGAAAAAGAATACCCAAAAAAATATAGGTTGGTAGAAGAACAACCTGAGATTACTCAGACTGTTAAACCAGAAACTTTAGAAGATAAAATTGAGGCCTTAACAAAAAAAGTTGACGCTTTAATTGAAGGATTAAAATGAAAGAGCATATAATTTCGTATTTATTGAAAAACGATAAGTGGTGGAGCAGTCTGAACATCACAAATCATTCGTTTTATCCGACATCCGTGCTGATTGAGTACTATTCGAGTACGGGGTCTTTGGTTAAAACGGAAGAGATATCTCTTGCTGCAAAATGCCAAAATGCGTTTTTGCTGACAACTCCTCCGCTCGGATGGGCAAGGGCTCTGTCCGGCGACAATGTAACTATCATGGAATTCTTTGGCAGTGGTTACGGTGTAAGCGACCCATTTCAATCGGTAGTAATTCAACCACGGGATGTGATCGTGAAAAACATCACATACCCTTGCACTATAAAAACAGCCATCCGGAACACTTCATTTACAGAGGACATGTGCAACTGCAAATATTTTAACAAGGAATTCAGCGACATCATTGAGCATATCGGCAGAGCCGTGTTCTGCAGATATTCGATAAGGGCGGCAAAAAAACTGGAAGTAATTGATGGGAGTCCGCAGTCTGATTCAGATTGCCCGGAGCATCCGGCGGGGTCTCACCGTTTCGGCGATGCCGCTGATTTCCATTACTTTACACATGGCGCAACGAACCATACTCAGCGTGGCACGCCGCTGATACCGATCTGGACAAATGGCTTGCTAAACAGTAATTTCGATAAAGAAAGGAACGCTGATTTTCTTCTGATGCTTTGCCGGATATTCCCGGTGGCTCACATTGCAATTGACCAGAGGATAAAAGATTCTCTGGCAATTCAGGCGTGGGGGATGTACGGGGAATCGGCTCGGCAGATAATTCTTGCAAGGGTACAGGGTGACGCGCCGGAGCTATATAATCATCACTTGCACATGCACGTAAATTATACGGGAGACTCCGGAGGCGTTCCGGGGTACGGCTATATTAACTGGGAGTCCTCTGATATGGACGTTAAGAAAGGAATCTGAAAATGAAATGGGATGGAACTGAGCGGAGAGAGAATAAGTTAAGCACCTACGATATTGAAGCGATTACGGCAGGAGTTTCAGAGGCAATTACAAATCACATTTGCAGATTTCCGAATGTATCAGCAAAAGAGATGGAAGAGGCTATACCGTTCATACTTTCATTCAAAGGTGTGGTTGAAAAAACAGGGTGGATTGTATGGAAAATCATTATTGGCGGGGTAGCTCTCGCATTGATGGGCTGGACGTTTTTAGGTTTTGTCACAAAAATTAGGGGGAAGGGATGATCATCTATAATCCTACTGGACTTGGTATCCGCTCTGATCCTGCCGGTGACGGACATTTCGGAGCTTCAAGGGGCAATCGCAAGCATGAAGGGCTGGACTTTCTGGTCGCGCCGGGGCAGATCGTAAAAGCTGTGATTGCAGGTAAACTTGTCAGGGCATATCCATATGTCGATGATGTTATATTCGCTGGTTGCCGACTATGGGGCAAGGACTTCATGGCAAAGATGTTCTATTTCATACCACACGAAAAGCTGATTCATGAAGACGTTCTGGCAGGAGAAGAAATCGGTATAGCACAGGATATATCAGCAAAGTACGGGGGCGGGATGAAGGCGCACATTCATGTTGGTTTGTACTCGTTGAATCCAACAAAGCTGGTCAACCCGGAGGACTATCTGGACACGGAAGAAAATCGATTGAAGAACGGTGGGTACTGATATGAGCACAGGAATATTCAATAATATGAAGTCTGGGAAACTCGACAGATACAATGAATTAAAAGACCAGTTTAAAACAGGGGATATTCTCCAATGGTCTTCTGATTCCATGATAGGTTCGGCTATCCGCTGGCGCACCAAGTCGGACGTGAATCATTCTTCGATGGTAATCCGTATGTCAGAATGGGAAGGACTGGAACGCCGAAGGTTCCATACGGAAGCGATGGGGAGAGGCGTGTATCCTAATCTGCTTTCAAACAGGCTCAAAGACTATAAAGGCAAGATGTGGTGGATGCCCCTGAAAGATTCATGGGATGATAAAAGACAGCTTGTCGGGGAGCGACTGACTGAATGCTGGGGTAAAGAATACGATATGAAATCTTTGTTCTGGCAAGCAATCGGCAAGGTAAGCATAGACGCTCAGCAGTTGTTCTGCTCCGAAGTTGTTGACTACGCTTTAGGATTCACAGGGCAGGCTCATAATCCCGGCGAACTGGAAACTTTAGGGATACATAAGCACAGGATTTTAATTTATGGATAAAATTAAAACAAAAGAAATCCGCAATAGCGGTAACGATAGCCTCCCGGACAGGGTTCATTACCCTTGTCGGAATCATGCCCTCAGATGACGCGTCCGGGAGGTTTCACAAAAAACATGAGGGAGTCCTTACGAGGGCGAGGAGGATTATGATTAAAAAAGTTGTATTTCATGGCAATTTAAACGAACGAACGGGATACGGCATCCATGCGTCGAGGTTCACCGAACAGCTATCTAAATTGGTTCAGGTTAACTTTGAGGGCGATGGAGACGCCCATATCTCTCTGTATGACACAGTAACTGCATCTCAGGTAACAGAGAGGCACCCCTATCCGTCCATCCTTTATAACGTGTGGGAAAGCACGGAGCAGCCTTTGGCGTTCATCGACAAACTGAAGCTGTATGACCAGATGTGGGTTGCGTCGGAATGGCAGAGAGCTGCTTCTATCGCTCAGGGCATACCGGAGGAATACGTCAAGGTCGTCCCAGAGGGTGTAGACCCGGAGGTTTATAAACCCGGCGATACTGTTAAATCAGAAACATTCAACTTCGTTCACGTTGGCCAATTTCAGCCGCGTAAATCAACCCGTGAAATCTGCGAGGCATTTTTAAAAGCTTTTCCGGACAATGCCAATGTCCGGCTCCATCTCTCAGCAGACACGCTGTTTCCCTCCGACTCGTTCACTTCAACCGAAGAACGACTCCAAGCCTACGGTCTCGCAGATTCACGCATTATACCGGTGCATTTCGAGGAGAGAGCAGATTACATTAAAAGATTACAATCTGCAAACTGTTTCGTATCATGCGCGCGCGCTGAAGGATGGGGACTGCCCATAATTGAAGCAATGGCTTGCGGTATTCCAACGATAGTGTGTGATTATTCAGGTTCTACCGAGTATGCGTATGATGCGATCAAAGTCCCGGTCAAGGAGATGGTTAAGCCTTTTGGAATATATGGTAATTGGGAGGTGCCCGGTCAATGGGCTGAGCCTGATTTTGAAGTGCTTGTTGGCCAAATGAGGGATGTCTATGAAAACTACACAGTCCATAAGGACAAAGCTCTTAAGACTTCCGAGATGATTCGGACGAAGTTCTCATGGGAAGCCGCGGCAAAGAAAGCGTATTCGATTATACAGGAATTCAATAAAGAAGTTCCTATTGATGCAGAAAAGGCTATCCGTATCGACGCTCGCAAGAAAGGCTATGAGATAACAGCAATGCACAAAAGAAAGGCCATCTTCTTTGTAGATTGCTGGCCGTCTTCGCAGCCGAAAATGGATACCTTGACTGAGTCCATAAAACAGATTCAGGGGTTCGGCTATCCGGTGCTTGTGTCGTCCCATTATCCTCTGCCCGCTACGATAACTGAACTATGCGACTTCTATATATACGAGAAGCAAGACATCATGTCGGGTGACGACAAGCCTGTTTATTGGCGCACAGGACAGGATGGCAAGATAGAACAGAAACAGTGCGGGCTTGAGTATCAGGGCGTAGCCGCTTTAAATTGTGCTCGTAACGCCATTGATTTCTGCCGGGGTAAGTACGACTGGATATATATGATGAGCGCTGACATGGAGGTTGACCTTGAGGACTGGCTTTCAAAGGTACACGCTTCTGACAAACCTCTTGCGTTCATGCCCTATGAGGGAATTAAGAACGGATTCGGCGGTGGGCTCTGGGCGGGTACGGCAGAAATGGCCGACAAGGTGTTCCCTTATCTGACCTCTTGGAAGCAGTATGCTGATATGTTCCCGGACGTGAGGTTCGTAGCCGAACGATGGCTCTATAATTACATTGCGACAAAGACCGATATCGATTCTACGGTAGAATGGATTGAGTGCGAAACCACAAACCGGTTTGATAATGTAGACAGGGATGTCTGGAAGGACGATGTTTTCCAATGTCATTTCGTTGACGGCCCCTATCTTAACATAGCCGGTCTATCCAACCGGGAATACGATATCTCATTCACCACTCCTGATGCCAGAGACAATTATTCGTTGAAACAGAAAGTATCGATGTGGAGCAAGCCGAACATCAAGTATTACAAGGATTGGACGATAACAGCCAAACTGGATGGGGAGATAAAATTCCAGCACCATATCGATCTCAAAGACAAGAGGGTGATGATTCAGATGGGCTCTAAGGCGCTTGGAGACACTCTGGCATGGATTCCCTATGTCGATGAGTTCAGGAAGAAACACGGATGTCATGTCATCTGCTCAAGCTGGTGGAAAGACATCTTCGACTATCCGGAGATAGAGTTCGTTAACCCCGGAACCGGAGTCGAGAATATCTACGCCACTTATTCGGTCGGATGTTTCGATGGCCAGAAAGAGTTAAACCCTGTGGACTGGAGACTGACTACGCTCCAGAAAGTGTCATCTGACATCCTCGGTCTTGAATATGAGCCTATCAGGTGTAAACTGAAAGGGGCTGACAAGAAAAGCAACGGCGTTGCGCCTTATATCTGTTTCTCGGAATTCTCAACGATGCAGAACAAAATGTGGAACAGACCCGGAGCATGGCAGAAGACAATAGACCATCTGAAATCAATCGGATACAACTGTGTGTCTATCAGCGCTGAGAACACAACTCTCGAAGGGGTTATCAAGCATAACGGTCAGCCCATCGAGCAAACCATAGCGGATATCAACGGAGCACAGTTCTATGTCGGGCTCAATCACGGCCCAGCTTGGATAGCATATTCTCTTGGAATTCCCTGCATCATGATTACGGGTGTTAGCGAGCCGTGGAATGACTTCCCGAATCCCCATCGGATTGCGATAGATGTCTGTCGTCCGGGGTGCTTTAACGACCCGTCGCTCCCGATTCAACGAGGGTGGCATTGGTGCCCGCGAGAGAAGGATTATGCCTGCACGAGAGAGATAACTGAAGAGATGGTGCGCGAACAGATTGCCAAAATACGAGGCGAATTTACTGTCGGGGAAAGGAAGATCGAAAAAAGCGATGTCGGAGGATACACAGGAGCTCTGAACCGTGGAATGTCCGCAGGAGGAGTCAGTTACGCACAACAAGCCAGATAGGAGAGAGACATGGGAATGCTAAAAAAAGTAGGGAATACGGCTATGGATGTGGCAAGGAAGACAGGAAGGGCCATTGAGTCTGGGGCTGACGCCGCTATAGGACTCGGAATGAAATTATTGCCGGAAGAAACAGGGAATACGCCAGCCCCGCCTAAGCTTGGCATCGGGGACGAGACGAAGAGGAAGATGGGCGCTGTGAAAAAAAGAAACAGAAATCTTGCTGAAGCAGCAGACTATCCGCCAATGTCGCAAGGCCAACAACTTGCAACATTGGATGAACCAAAAAGGAAGAAATAATGGATGCAACGGCTCATCAATCTGTAGATAAATTCTCAGGCATAGACAACGTTAACCCGGCGACGAGACTGTTTCCGGCTATCGTTGACCATGCATACGTATATCCATTGCAGCAGGCGAACAACGTCATCATCGACAACACGTTCCAGATTGCATCTCGTGACGGGTATACGTCTGTTGTTACCGGAAGTGATATCCATTCCATGTGGTCGGATAACGAAGCCTGCTTTTTATGCGACGGCGCAACTCTGAAACAGATGGACGCCATTTATGGCCTGAAAACAATCCGAACCGGGCTCACGGAAGGCGCAAGAATGTCGTATGCGCTCTTTAACGACCGTTATTATTTCACCAACAGGTACGAGATAGGGTACGCCAAAGATAATGCGTCCTACGAGCTTCCAGACCCATCCAGAGAGTTTAAGCTACCTCTTCCGGCAGGGCAACTCATTGAGTATTTCTTAGGTGTCCTGTATGTGGCAAGAGACAACATCCTGTATATAGCCGACCCTCTCTGTGATTATTACGATGTCCGCACCGGGTACAGGATATTTAACAAAGATATCACCATGCTCAGGTCGGTCGATGGAGGGCTTTATGTGTCAGATGACAGGGTGTGGTTCGTAAAAGGAAGGGCGAACGAGGATTTTGAAAGAGACGAGGCATATCCTTCACCGGCCATAATCCATACCGATGTGTCTGTGAACGGTAAGTTCATAGACGATACGATGGTGGGAAAGGTTGCGATATGGACAGGAGAGAACGGGATATGTCTTGGGGATGCGAACGGGACGGTGATAAATTTGACTGACAACAGGTACACGTTCACGGCTCGTGGCAGAGGAACCGGCTTTATACGCGAAACAGAGAACGTTAGGCATTACGTTAATTCATTATATTAAAGGAGGACATTATGGCAATTCGATTGAGCACAGGGCTCCGCACTGCGATGTTAGGCGCTGGTGGTGTAGGAACGGGTGGAACCGGAGGACTTAAAACTCTTCTGGATGGCGGTGTCATTGACATATTCACGGGGTCACAACCGGCAAGTGCAGATTATGTCGAAACAGGGACAAAGCTCGTCAGAATCAGTTCAACAAGCGGCATCACGAATGTGGACGGCTTGAGATTCGGAACTGCTGCGGCTGGTGTACTCGGCAGAACTGTTCCGGCATGGACAGGCTCGGTCATAGTCGCCGGTGTAGCTGGCTGGTTCAGGTTCTACGGGACAACGGGCACGTCAGGTACGAGCGCAACTACGTGGAGATTTGATGGCGGCGTCGGTGTCTCCGGAGCTGACCTGAATCTGTCGCATACAGACCTTGTCGCTGACTCCGTTCTGACACTCTCAACTTTTAATATTACGCAACCGGCAGAGTAAGGAGGTAGGGTATGGCATTAAAATTATCCACAGACTTAAAAAACTATATCATCAATCAGGCCATTGTGAAGCAAATGGCCGGTACGATGGGAACTGGCGGAACAGCGTCCATTACAATATATACTGGGACGCAGCCTACCAATGCCGATACCGCCCCTACAGGCACGTCCGGGACAGTGCTATGCACAATTATCAACATGGGATGGGGCGGGACTACCGGAGACCAAAGCACCGTTGGGTCTACAGCTGGAACCACCGGATTTGCTGCGGCAGCAGGTGGATATAGCGGAACTGCGGTATACACCGGGACAGCGGGATGGGCAAGGCTAGTAACATATGGAACTGGATTTACTGGTTCCGCCGCTACCTTTAGAATTGATGGTAATGTTGGGACTGCTTCAACCTGCGAATTTGTCATCAACAGTGTGTCCATCACAAACCTTGGGGCCGTGACATTATTAAGCACACCTATTTCATTATCATAAAAGGAGGCGTGCGTGTCTGATATAACTGGGACAATAATCATATCGCCAGTACTTTCGGGAGTTCTTCGGAGTACTGCAATAACAGGCTCAATCTCTATTTCCCCTCAAATAACGGGGGTGGTTGCAAGCCAGCTATATGCATCGGGGTCGATCTCTATTTCTCCGAAAATAAGTGGAACAGTCTTTGCCGCAGAAGGATTAGATGGCGAAGCTCCGTATATTTATTTTCCTGTTTTCACTGTGTCAGGAGAAGCCTTAAATGGTGAGTTTGGCGATGCATCAATCGAAATGCCTTTCTTCACTTTAGACGCCGAAGGCATAAACGATGCGCTCGGAGATGCCTCTTTTGAAATACCTGTCATATCCGTATCCGCTACGGGGCAGACCGACATAATCGGAACCGCTTCATTCTCTTTACCGAGATTGACCATAGATGCTTCAACCCTGATAAGCTCTATCGGTAATGCTTCAATAACATTCCCTCTATTGTCAGTATATGGAGTCGGACAGGACGGTGCGGTGGGCACATTTAATAAGCCTCTGCCGATGTTCAAGCTATCTGCCGGAACGTTTAACGAGATACTCGGTAATGGCAATATAGTCTTGCCGATGCTCACTCTGATAACGTCTGTCTTACCAACAACCGCTTACCTCTCGATGGTTATGAATCTAAAAAACAGGGCTTTGACCCTTTACGATAATTACGACTTCAACTCAATGTGCCGATTTAAAGATAAACATTTTGGCGCAACCAAGACCGGAATATATGACCTTGATACCGGGACAACCGACAATGGGACTTTAATCGACTGGAACTTCAGAACAGGGTATCTCGACCTCGAACAGAAGAATAAGAAGAAACTTAAACAAGCATGGTTATCATATAAGTCTGATGGTGATCTAATCCTGACCGTTATTCAACCCAACGGCGATGAATACGAATACTCACTCCAAGGAATAGATACAACCGAAACCGGGCATAGAGTAAAATTCGGTAAAGGAATCAGAAGCAAGTATGTCGCCTTGGATATTAAAAACGTGGATGGAAGTACGATTACTCTGGACACCTTGAAACTTCACTTTGATAAATTGAGTTTAAATAGATGAGCCCATTCAGAAAATACAGAACAGACGCAGACCCGACTCCCTTTATGGGGGCTTTACGGAAGATGTCTTTTCATGCAGACCAGATGCACGGCTTTTCTGGTGGTGTTCAGAGATTACGACAAGTTACTCCTGATGGCGAAGTGGTTCTTACAAGAGTAAATGATATGGACATTGTGGATATATTCCATTCGGTTAAAGGATGGGAATGGGAGATGGTCTTTAGGTTTCCGCTTGATTCAGAAGGCAACCCGACACTCCCGGCTAACTATGGGATGAATCTATACTTTAACTTCAAGAAAGATGGGCTGAGATACTATGTCTCTGCAACAGAAATTAAGTTGCCCATGGATGAGTCCACTTATATCCTGCTTTCATCCGGAGAGACGACCATGTATCTTCAGGTTGATAATATCGTGTATACCGATAAAGTTATTTCATGCTCTCTATGCATTTATGATAATCACGGCCCCGTTAGAGAAGAACAATCCGAGCCACCGTCAAAGGTTGATGGTATGGAATTCATTTGCTATTATTATGTAGGCGGTATTTTTGATAGCACTGCTTATTTTCCTATCGGTGGATACGTCGTAAGGAAGAACTATATCAATTGGCACACATTTCTTGAAGAAGATTGGCAAGAAACAAGGGGCAAATATATTATCGATATGACAATGGTAAAAGTAGCCACCGATGGAAATAGTTATATTTCGTTAGAATATTTGGGTAATAGCATCAAAGATATACAATATTCTCCTTCTGGCGATACAGGTTGGTCGGGATATCCAACGACTGAAATCCGAGATGATTATGACTATTCCGGGTTACTAAGAAACTATATCAATCAGTTCTCTGCAACGGTCAGAGCTGATATGTATAATCGATATCTTACGCGCGAATGCACAGTTTATAATCATCGCACAGGACTAACCCATACGTTTGACTATGCTGGAGCTTCTGGGTATTATAATTATTTTACAATGCCCTCAAACCCAAACCTTAATCCTGTTAAAACTTTTGTGCACGCACCGTATAACGGATTCTATACAATGCCCTCATTTGCCGCCGCTTTTGTCGACCCGATGTCATGGGCTTCTGAAGATAGTGGCAGAAGCGCGACCTACAGCTACGTGGCTGCCGGTGTGTATCCTTTTGCCGGACGTACATATGAGGCAGCTATAAGCGTAGAGTATACACCCATAAACATCGATACTCTTAAAGCGATGTCCGTCCTTACAGATAGTGATGTATTTTCTAATGGACTCTCTTTAGACCTCTCGATGACAGAGGCCACAGCGGATGTATCAGGAACTGCCCAGACATACAGCATGGGCGGGGGAGAAAAATATTACTATGACCACTGTAGTATCATAACTGACCACAGGGTCTTAACGTGGGACTGGCAGGGCCCCAACTATTCCGTAGCTTGGGAGCCTACCCAGCTCCCAGCAAAAAATACGAGCAAAATTGAGGGTGGGACAATGGTCGTTTCAGCCAGAGCTTATTCTGCTGGAACAGCAGGATCACCGGGATTATAGGAGGTAATATGGCAGGTCAAGCGATGACAGCAGTAGGTACTCAAATAACCACAATAAATGGATATGCAAATTCAGCATTGTCGGCGGCGCAAAGTGCTTTAAGCGCGCTCGCCGCCATTGACTTGCCGACCTCTTATGCAAGCTCTTATTCCATAGGCGGAGATGCGGTGTTCGTGCCCACCTCTCCATCGCAGCCATCGGCAATGGCGATAACCACAGCTCCTGACATTGTTTCAATAGCTGTTCCAACAAAGATAACCAAGCCCGATATCGCATCAGTATCACTTGGGAGCCTACTCGCTATCTCGCTTCCGAGTGTACCGACCGTGAGTTTCCCGGCACTCAACGTTGAGGCTCCTGTCTATTCTTTGACCGCACCGAGTGAATGGGCTTTCGGAGTCAATAGCAACATACTCATTTCAGACGACCCCATGATTCAGGCTGCAATTAATAGGCTTTCGGATAATATCGCAAACGGCGGAACGGGTCTCTCCGCAGATGTCGAAGCAGCTATCTGGGCGAGAGGGCTTGAGCGTGAAGGGCAACAGCTTGAGGATTCGAGCGATAACATCTTGTCTATGTGGGCGAAAAAAGGATTCAGTCTGCCGGACGGAATGCTCGCTCATTCCCTGTCGGAAATTCAGAAAGAATACATGAATAAAAAGATAGACCGTTCAAGAGAAATTGAAATAAAACAGGCCGAACTTGAACAGGCTAATCTCTTTAAGTCACTTGAACTCTCCATCGGGCTTGCAAAAGAACTCATTGGGCTCCTGATAAGTTACGAAGAATTGGTGTTCAAGGGGCAGGAGGCCACGGCCAGATTTGCCAATGAATACATAGACCTTCAAATAAAAACATACATGTCGATGGTTGAGGCTTACAAGGCTACAGCTCAGGTTCAGGAAATGCTGATTCGTTCCGAGATAGCCAAAGTAGAGCTTTATAAGGCACAGCTCGATGGGCAAAGGCTTATCGGCGAAATAAACCAACAGACTGTTAAGATATATTCGGAACAGCTTCAGGCGACTACGATTCTGATAGAAAGATACAAAACAGAGGTTCAGGCGATGGTGTCTGAGCTTGAGGTCGAAAAGGCGAAGATCGAAGCGAACAAGATTCAGATGGACGCATGGGCGAAGAAGGCTGATGTTGAGATTGCAAGATACAACGGAGCTATTGAGCTTTATAAAGCGACTTCGATGTTTAACGTAGCGACAGCAGAACTCCAGAGCAAAGGCGTAGAAGCTAATATGAGAACAACGATAGCCGCTGTTGAGGCCACTGTCAGGAGCTATCAAGTTCAGGAAACAAGTATGGTGGCAAAGGCTCAGATCGTTATGGAAGCTGCAAGGGGAGTTGCGATTGCCGCAGGGTCAATGGCCGCTGGAGCAATGGCCGCCGCCTCTGCTCATTCGAGCATGTCTTATGATGAGAAAATGGAATTAACCGAACCATAAAAAGGGAGGAGTATTATGGCTGGAAAAGATAGCGAAGACGTGGGAACCTTGAAGGAGAACATCCGCAAAACCATTCAGGAGATAAGGGGATTAAACCAAGCTCCGAAGCCAACCCAGAGCGGACTGGGCATAGTCAAGGATATCGCCACGGGTGGAGCGAAGATGCTTGCCGGAGGGCTGGGCGCAATCCCTACCGCTGTGGGGAAGGGAATAGAACAGACCCCTACGCTTATAGGCAAAGGTATCGGAGCAGTTCCGGTGAAGCCTCCCGACTTGGCCAGCAATCCAAGTGCGAAGTTAGCCGGAGAAGGATACGACCAGTTCGCCAAAGGCATCGGCGGTGTCGCAAAAGCCGCAAGGAGCGGCATAATGTCTGCGTTAGACTTAAAGGAAGCACCCAAGCCCGTGACTCAGCCAGCACGTGCGGCTACTCCTACCGCATCTTCCTTGGTCAACCAGCCCGTAGTTCCAACGGCACAGAATTCTGCGGCGAACAAGCAGGTAATAATGGATGAAACCAAAGCCACGAGAGTTCCTCCTACTGGAGACCTCGATAAGAGGCTCGGCATTGGCGCAAACGAGAGCGCCGGGTATATAGAAAATGCGACAACCGGAGGAAGAATCAATGTGCCTAAGAGTACTGGAGAAACAAGCAGGCCAGAATCAGACTCTTTTGCCGATACATTACGTGAAGTTTCAACTGCCTTTGGAGATGATAGAACTGGATTCAAAAAGACCGTTCTGGATAAGGCCACTGATATTTATAACGCACGGTTAGGGCTTGAAGGACACAAGATAAGCGCAACCGTGTCTGCAAAAGACAGAGCGGATGCCATGAAAGAACGCAACGAGTTGCTCAGGCAGCAGATTGAGGAGAGAAGGATAGCAGGGGAAGATACCAGAGAGCTCAGGAAGCAAATGGCTGAAGACACCATATTCCAGAAAGACCTTACAAAGTTTGGGACTGATGCCATGGGCGAGTTTAATCCTGAAAAAGGCTTGTTCGAAATGGCCGATCAAGGTATACATACAAATAGGCCAGAAGTAGACAGGGCGTACTCAGCGTATAGATCAATGAAGGAAAAGGTTGAAAAAGAACATAAAGCAAAAATGACCCCGGCGCAGGCGCAGGCTTTCAAGAGAAATTATTTTAAAGCAAAAGGCTGGATGGCTGAGTAGGAGAGAGCATGGAAAATGTTATACCAGACGATGCGTTGAATCCTTGGGGGAAAGAGAGCCAAGGCATACCTGAATCGGCGCTTAATCCGTGGGCTGAACCAGAACCCGATACTATCCTTGGCGAAATTCCCAAAGGCTTAAAGGCGGGCGTCCAGCAGCTAAAGGGTATGGGATATGGTATTGGCGCTCTTGCGTCTCAGGCGGTTGGCTCTGAAGCCGGAGTTGACTGGGCGAGGGAAGGCTTGAAAGAGGTTGAAGCCGCTACCCCGAAACCAGCCGTAGCCTCTTATTCTGATGTTACCGACCTTACCAGTGCGGCCAAGTATCTTGCTTATGGAGTGGCCTCTAACGTACCCAATATGGCTTTATCTATCGGCGGCGGTGGCGTCGGGGCTCTCATTGGTGGAAGAGTTGTTTCAGGCGCTGTAAAATCTGCTCTCACAAAAGAGTTGGCTAAAAAGATACTTGCCAAAGGAGTGGCTCGCGGCGCAATGGCTGGTGCCGCTGGAGCATCTATTGGCATGGAGGCTGGCTCTATAGCAGGCGATCAGCTAACGGAGACCGGAGAGGTTGACCCGCTCCGAGCTGTCGCCGGGGCGATTCCCGCTGGTCTTCTTGATGTTATCCCTGAATGGTATCTGGCTAAGAAACTCGGTCTATTCGGCGGAGAAGGACGCAAGGCAGGGGAGAAGTTAATCAAATTCCTCGGCAGAACGGCGGCCACTCAGTTCGCGATGGAAGCCCCAACGGAAGCCATGCAGTCTGTAATCGAAAGGGCATCAGTTCCCGGTAAGGCAATAACCAACCAAGAAGCATGGGATGAGTATATCAACGCGTTCATACTTGGCGGAGCAACCGGTGCTGTGATGGGCGGCGGTGCGGGCATCTTTGCCAAAAAGCAAACGGCTGTCCAGAAAGTGATCGAGCGCGACCCTCTTGCGAATGACCTTGAAACACAATTATCCGAAGCCGACCCAGATGGCCTCACAAGCGTTCCTGCGGAGGTTTGGGATACAAGTCGTGTCCCGGTGAGGCAGGCGAGCCCGGAACCTCCTGCGCCAGCTCCTGTGCTTCCCGCGTCAGAAACTAACGTAGCGGGTGCGACCCTTACCCCGGAAGAAGTCGCCGTTCGTGACATGCAGCGAGGGAACGTAGCCGCAGAAGAGGCCAAGGTTAAGCAGACCGCTGCCCAGAGTGTCCTTCAAGAGACAGCCAAGGCAGCAGAAACCCAGAAAGGATTCGCCTCAGAAGCCGAAGCCCTCATGTCTATCCAAGCCAGAAGACTCGACCCTAAAGACTTTAATGTTCAGAAGGCCGGGAACAGATGGACTGTAACCCCTAAGTCGATTTATGAGGGGCTGGAAGAAACAGAAGAGACTGCAACTCCGTTGCGTACCGAGGAAGCCAAACCCGCGGTTGAAGAAGCCAAGGCTCCTGCGGAAGTTGCATTGCGTAAAGACGGATACGAACCAGCAAGCAGAATCATGGCCGCTGAGCTCGAAGCTGGAGATAAGGTAAAAATCAACAATGAGGTCTTTGAAAGCAAGGGGATTGTAAACGGCAAGTCTGTACTTAAGGATGGTGTAACGTTAAGAGTCGCTCCGGATTCGGACTTAGACATTGAAGCCATTAAAAGAGGCGAGCCAGTTCTCCCTCCTACCGAGGCAGAACGCCAGATTATCCAAGAAACAGCAGAAGCCCAAGGGGGACGGCTCGAAGGGGGATGGTCTCCGGACATGGGTTTCACCGTGACCGAGGTAAGAGACGGGACAAAGAGGTCTTATCAGGTGAGAACGCCCGAAGAAATAGCTCCGAGATTCGCCGAAGCCAGAAGGCAGCCACCCGCCCTTACAACCACAGCATCTGCCGTGCAGACTGCGTCAGATGCCCCCAAACCAACGATCTCCCCTGAAGGCATACAGGGACAAGGCTCAAAAACAACAAAGAAGGCTCAAATAACAGGTAAAGCCATACCGAAGAAGAATCAGACACGGATTCCGGGGTTTGTGAAAGGAGCGCAAGGCAAGGCGACCAAAGAAGACGTACAGGCGGTAGCCGACAATCTAATGAGCGGACTCAAGAACGTGTCACGAGCCTTGGTTCATACCAATGTAAAAGACGTCAACATGCCGATAGACGCTCTTGATGCCATGAACAGGGCGAATGGTATTGATGAGAACGGCAATTCAGATGTCGCCGGGATGGTATGGGATGGACAGATATATCTTTTCTCTGACAACATCTCCAGCGAATTAGATGTAATCCGCACCTTCGTTAAACACGAGATGTTCCACAAAGGATTCCAGACTCTCTTTAGAAATCTGGCGGGCAAGAATGGCACATTCATTCCTTACCTTACTCAGGTGAATACTCTCTTGGATAATATATGGACTCAGCGAGAAGCTGGCGTCCGGGAGAATACAGCCAAGAACCAAGACCAACTTGAGATAGATTCTAAAGATGGAGTCACAAGGACAAAGGCAAGAAGGAAAGCTGCGGAAGAATGGCTGGCGAATCAGGCTCCTGAATCAGAACCAAAACTCTTCGACCGGCTCGTATCTATTGTAAGGAACTTCCTGAGGCAGATCGGATTCGATGTCAAGCTATCTGACGAAGAGGTCAGGACTATAATAGCAGACTCCTATGCGGCTCTGCGGGGAGAAGTACCTTCTGGAATAAAGAACGCTGACCCTGTCTTTGCTTTCAATAGTAAGAGTCCGTTAGGGAAAATAAGCGGTCACGCAAGGAGCCTTGGAGCAAGGGTTCTCGCCGGGACAGAGAAGAAAAGTCCAAAGGTAGGTAAATTAAAAACTCAAATCGCTGCTCACTTTGCAGAAAGACGCGCAAAGGGCGGAGTGATAGATTATCTGAAGAATGAACCTAAAGAAAATCGACGGGTAGAGAAATAATTACGCGAGTTCTTTGATGTGTGCATGGTAAAGCATCCCGAAGCGCTGGAATGGTACCGCAAAGAAATTAAAGAAACTTTTGACATCTTAACTCAGCTTGCGCCGGAGCTTGTCAATAAAGAGAATAGGTTCGTAATGAATCTGGCTCTTGCCATAGCTTCAAACGGAGAAAAGAATATCCCCAATGTTAAGAGTGCCTATGAAATTTATCAAAGTTTTCAGGTAAATCGTACGTTTCTATCTAAGGTAGGGGCAAGGCGTGGAGAGTTAATAGAGAAAGGATTGAAGAGGGCAGATGCGTTTAGTCGGGAATTCAACACTTTAGGCGAATTTGAAACTTGGTTGCTCGAAAAAGTCCCAAGGCATATCCTTGTTGATGAGGTTGCAGCTCTTCTGGGTATAACAAGAAAAGAAGCGCTCTGGGTCGGTGACGAAGAAGACATGGCAACTATTCTCCCAAGGTCAGTCATCTTTGGCCCCAAGGTAGGAGGAGCCTTCTTCCCGAATCTGAGCGGAGATTTCGACACTATTACTATGGATATGTGGTTTATGCGTACCATTGGACGCATTACCGGAGACCTCATAGAGGGCGGTACGCCAGAAGAGGTAGAAGCCCAAAGAGAGAGACTCTGGAAAGCAATAAAAGCCTCACCAGAAGGAATGAAGATAGTCAGAAAAGATTGGGCGGAAAAGTTACGGGGCGAGAAAGGGATGACAAAGGGCGGAGAGCGTCTTTTTGCAAATGAGTTTGAAGGCGCAAAGATAGACGTGATAGCCAATATAATAGCAAAGTTGTCAGGAGATAAATCTTTCCGGGATAAAATAGGCGCGGTTGAGGGCGGTGAGAAATTACGGACAGCGGCTAATAATAGAAACGAGTATATTTTGGGGCCACTCCCAAAAGACGCCCCGAAGGGAGAGGGGAAAAGAGCATGGCTTAGAGAAAGAATAAACAACGTCAGAAAGGGGCTGGCCAAAGATGGCAAGAACTACGATAACGCCGATATACAAGCAGTAATGTGGATAGGTGAGAAGGAGCTATGGAAAAAATATGGACTCAGACAAACTCAAGGGGACTACTACTCGGACGGAGCGAACGCCCTCTATGAAGGGATACATGGTGGAGCATCTGGACTCTTTACAGGCGGAGCAAGACGAGTGGGAGAAGAAAGCGGAGGCGGGATGGAACAAGGGGCTCTCTTTTCTCGCCGAAAAGCAGAAACTGAGGGAACAAAAACAGAGCGAGACACCGCTACCATTACCTTAGGGGCAGCCCCTGATGTATCGAACGGGGAAAGCATGATTAGCAAGATATACGCGCTGGCCAAAGCAAACCCCGCAGGTTTCACTATAGATGTTTCTACCGGAAAGATTGTCACAAAAGGGTATGCGGTAGCCCCTTCCAAAAGGACAGCAACCCCCTATGACAACCTGTCGGAGCAAGACGTTGACGATTACCTTGAAAAATTTAAACAGGTCTTTGACTCTGACAAAAGGGCTTTCTTCGGGGGATGGCAATGCGATGACGAAAAATCCCCTGACTTTGGAAAATTTGTTCTTGATGTGTCTTTTGTTGTTGACAACCGAGAAGATGCTATCTATATTGCAGACATAGGAGAACAAGATGGAATCTACCACATTGATGGGCCAGACCCGAAAACAAACTACTTCAGAACCGATGAAGCCGTCGCAGACCTCAAAAAACGGAGTCTTTTTGATGAGAGGCGAAGGGCAGAGCTGGGAGGACTTCAAAAAAGCCTGCATAGAGTCATGCAGGGCGGCAGGCCTATTGTCGGGGAAGAAGTCAAACGAGAAGCCCCCGAACGAAGGCCAGCAGCCGAGCGAGTGGGACTTAATGATGCACAAAAGGAACGAAGACGGCCTGCGGGAGCTTTTTTCAAAACGGCAGGAGTCCACTTCAGCACCGAAAAAAGAGACGCCCTCTCCAGTAGCTTCTACGGACGAGGGCTAAAAGGGGCAGAGGCTGATCGTCTCGAAGGCCAAGAAGACCTGCTCCATAGAATCTACTTTTATCCAGACAACGAGAGGCTCAAGAAAGAACCATCTCTCGGCAACGTCGCACATAAAATCCCGCCAGACTATTACCTTTACGATGCAACGGCTGATCCGGAAGGATTAGCAAAGAACTCACCCGATGCCAACGCCTTTGAAAGAGCGGTTATTTCTAACGGATATGATGGATATGTGAACACCGATAGGAACACGGGCGTTCTCCTCGGCAAAAGGGATATCCCGATAGACCATGCCGATAAAACTACCGAAGAGCCGAGCTTTTCCCGTGAAAGCCGCCAAGATAAAGAAAAACTCATCAACGATTTCTTTAACTACGCCAAACCTAAATTTTTCATTGACGGCGACACTGAATCAATCAAGATAAATATCAAGGGGACTTCCCAGCATCAAGAAGGAAAAGGAGGATGGGGAGAAGAGGGTCGGGTGCAGGGAAAGTCAACGATGAGGATACTCCGGAAGGATGTAGAAGCCTACAAGCCTAAGCTGGATAGCACAGCATCTGTGTCCGGATTCAGAGGGCCAACAGCCGCTATTAATGGATTAGTGGAAATGGCTAAGCGCTGGTTTAAATATGCGGATAAGAATAATATTCTCAAACGTCTTCCATCCCAACCAAAAAACAAAACAACCGAAGAGCCTTCGTTCTCCCGCGCATCCGAGTACGTGGACAATGGAAGGCAGTACATAGAAGCGGCACGTAATGTATGGAGTTCCCCGAAAGAAAGCTACAAGTATCCCGGAGCCATCAAGCGGTCATTTGAGTATGTCTTCGGCTCACCGGAACACAGCAGCCATCCAGTTATAAAGGCTCTGTCCAGAGTATTCGAGGAGCGCAACGGATGGTTCAACGAATACTTCCTCCGATTCGCTGAAGGAGACCATCCCGGCAGACAACACGACACAATGGCTGAAGCGCTGGACAGTCTCAACGATGACCATTACGATTCCTTCGAGCAGGTAGATAACGACATGGACGTCAGTGGATATACTCAGGACGAAGCCCGCGAATACATGAAAAAGAACAAGGTTGCTCCTGAGGTGGTGGAAGCGTGGGAAGCTAAAACCGCCAGATTCAACACTGTCATGGACACGATTATCGAAAACGTCCAAGAGCAGATAGATGAGATAGACGAGTCGGCCTCCATGAGAGGGAGCGAGCCCAGCTATCCGAGGATAGCCTACGAAACAAACGAGCAGGGAGAGCCGGACTTCAACAGTCCGATAGACCTCAAGGATTATCTCGATGTCCTGAAAGAGATGAAGAACTATGCCTACTCACCGAGAATAAGGGAGCCCGGTAAATATGTAGTCAGGGCGGAGATACCCGCTTCCGGAAGAAAATTCATGCAGTTCGCTAAGAGCCAGATAGCTGCCGAAAAACTCAAGCTGGATAAGATAGCCGAGGGCTGGGAGAATGTTGAAGTCGCCCAGTCGAGAACGCTCCCAGAATCGGTTCAGGCCGGGCTCAAAGAGATAGACGTCCTTAAACTTGTCGGAGAAGCTCTTAACAAAACAAACGACGCAGCAGCTTCAGAGGCTTTTGGAGCACAGCTCACAAGCGCTATCCATAACATAATTCTCTCCAGAGGATACAGACGGCATCAGATAGGCAGGCAGTCACAACTTGTCGAGGGGTACGAGACCGACCCAAGGAAGAAGGTCTTCACTTATCTCACCAACTCCGCGGCAGGCATCGCAAAGGCTAAGGCCGCTAAGCAGGCAATGCAGATTATGACCGGAGGCACCAGCGAAGAGACCGCGGAAGGAGCCCTTACCGTTAAAACCCTCGGCGAATATCATAGAACTCCTATCAATCCAGCAATGGAAGGAAGAACATACGAAGCGGCAAAGAAATATATTGCTGATAACCTGCGGAATATTGAGGACGCTGACCGGGCAGTTGCCTTTGTTAAAAAGCTCGCCACGTTTAAATACCTGTCTTGGACACTCCGGGCACCCCTTGTTAATGTTACCGCCCTTATGACTACGGTAGCTCCTTCTATCCAGCAATACGCCGGACAGGGGAAGGCCGGGATGCTAAACGTTATGAAGGAAATAGGCAAGGCATCCACCCAGTATGTCAGGGTCATGCGCGGAGAGAGAGGGACGCTGACATCGGCAGAACAATCGTTTATGGATGAAGTCAACAGACGCCAGTACGACGACCCCCAGATGGTAAGGGACATGATGACATCCATGCAGGGTTCTTCCGGCAGGACTTTCGACAACATAGTCCAGTGGGGCATGAAGCCCTTCAGCTATGTCGAGCAGTGGATGAGAGGTCTCACCATGCTTGCGGGGTACAGGATAGCAAAGCAGGGAGGTATGTCCGAGCTTGATGCAAGGGAAGCGGCGATACAGTCCGCCAGCAACGCTCACGGTGTCTACGGGAAAGCTACGAGACAGTACTGGGCTCAGGGCACCGACCCTGCCGCAAGGATAGGCCAGATCGCATCCACCTTCTTAAAGTTCCCCCAGAACTATCTGAACCTCCTGTATGATTTGGGATATACCAAGGGGAATATAAAGGCTTTCACGTGGGCTCTTGCCGCTCCGATTGTTCTCGGCGGAATGGCCTCAATCCCGTTTAAGGACAATATCGTATGGATGATAAACGCCTTACTGAAAGGACTTGGCGACGACAGGGACATCGAGAAGATGGTATTTGATGACATCAGATTCTACCTTGGGCCGGAGGCCGAAAAGAATGCGCGAACCGGATTAATGGGATGGGCCGGAATAGACATTACTGGTTCCTTGGCGATGAACATCGGACTCCCCACTGACCTTTTGAGCTTAACTGGTATTTTTGGAGCCATGGCGAAAGAAACATACAGAGCCGGACACTTCGTAACCACCCAACAGTACAGCAAGGCGCTTGAGACCGTACTCCCCTCCCTTCCCGCTAACGCGTTTAGGGCTTTCCGTGAGATGGACGGAGCCACAACCATGTCAGGCAAAAGAGTTTGGAATGAAGACGGAACTCCATATATCCCAACCTCCGGGGAGACTGCGCTACGCGTCGCAGGGTTCAGGGGCTCAAAAAGGACAACTACTCAACAGAGAGACTGGGAAACCAATAGAGAGAAACAGAGATGGGACGAATCCAAGGGGAAGATATACGAGAGATACAGAGCCTTCCTTGCCGAGAGAAACCCAAGTCAGGATAGATTCAGGTCTATCATGGAAGATGTCTCTAAATACAATAAGGCTATTGTCGCCAGAGGCAGGGTCGGAATGGTTGTTCCGATAAAACCTGCACAGCTTAAAAGGATTACCAGAGACATGCTCCGGGAATCCAAGGTAGAGCTGAGGATGAAAAAAGTGGGGAGTTAAAGGGCTCAGGCGGTGAGCTCTATCGTAAAGTGATGGATGTGCACGACTGACTGCAAAGACAACACCGGCGAACTCACATTCAGTTCGCAGCCAGAAGAACCGACTGTCGCCAGCAGAAGCGCTCCGTCGCCGAATTCAATCAGAGCGCTTTTAGCGGTAGCACTTTTTTTCGCGGTAAGCTCTATTCCGTTTTTCAGTGATATTGTGCCGTCGATTATTTTTATGTCAAAGAATGCGGTATCGGTGATAACATTTCTACAATAGACCCTATCTATATCTACATCTCTGACGGCCACATCCAGAAATTCGATGCTCCAGCCTTTCTTTGGGATATCCTCTGGGTTGCCTAAACAGAGATACTCTTTTGCTTTTTTATTCAGCCTCATATTACACCCCCGTAAAGCCGTCCGTCGCCGAGCTTTCTCATTGCCCGATGGATAAACTTATGGATACCATCATAGGTGAGTTCGTCTATCTCAGGCATACACTGTGTCTCCACAGCCAGCGCGAAGACCTTCTGGAGAACATAGGCCTGCATCTTATATTCCTCGGAGAAATTCAGCACCGACCTCTCAAAGAAGTTGTCGCCCATATCTGAATAATCCCCTGTATACCAGCCCTTCTCTTTGCACTCATCTCCAAGCGCTGTACCGGGATAAGGGGCGAAGATGGACGACCACGCGTAGTCGGGCTTGCATTGGATATTCACCTCAAGGGTCTGGAGGTCGTCTTCGATGGTCGAGGTCGGTAGCGCCAACATATTTTGTATCATCAGCTTGATTCCAGCCTTACGCAACAGCGTTGCGCTTCTTATAGTTTCCTCATTTGAGGTCTGCTCCCGGCCTATGACTTTACGAAGTTGATCGCTCGCTGTTTCGAGGGCTATCCGGGTGGACAGGCAGTTGGCCTCCTTAAGTAGAGATACGCGTTCTGGAGTCACCTGAGAGGGTCTGAGGTGGCAATGGAAGGGTATTCCTATCCTGTCCTTGTATTGTTCCGAGAACTCTTTTAACCAACCCAGAGATACTCCGAAACATGAGTCCTGAAAATACACAAACTCTGGACGGACAGAATCGATCTCAGCTATCACGTCATCAACAGACCGGAACCTAACTTTGGGTAAATCGGGATACATTTTTATCCATTTGTCGTTAAAACAGTAGCGACACCGGTACGGACATCCGCGCGATGTGATAAAGTCCCTTATCTTCATATCAGGGAAGTCGTCTCTTACCGGCCAAGGAATAGAATCCAAATTTGGGTAGCTTGTCTCTGACCCAAGGAAGTCAGCAAGCCAGTTTTCTGCCTCTCCCGGAATAATTAAATCAAATTCTGAGATTAGAAAGTCTCTGGGAAAGAACGTCGCATGAGGCCCACCTACGATAATCTTGCTATCCGGCAATATCATCCTCAGCCTTCTGGCAAGATGGATAAACGACTGTTGATTGCCCGTAAGTACAGATAGACCGACTATGTCTGGTCGCCATGCGTTCGCCACGATACAAGCGTTCTCTATGGCTACGATGCGTGTCTCTGCCCCAGCCTCTCTCGCCACAGCCGACAGGTACATAGGGCCTAACGTCTCAATTGCCTTGGATTTAACAACAAACAGTATCTTCATATTTTCTCCGGAAGTCCTTCGTCAAGGGTGTTTGTTTCCCAGTACATTATAGGGAAGGTGTACCTGCCATCGGCCAGCTTCGCTCCGCTTATGTACGCATAAGGAACCGGCTCTCCATTTCGGGTGACTGAGACATACAGTCCAGCCGCTGAAGGCATCTGTTCTTCCGAGATGGAGTTGATATCGATGCCGAGCAAGCTCATCTGCATGTCAATCGACTCCTTGTTTTTCGCGACATCAACCCCCAGCTTAACGAGCACCTTGGTTATCCGGTCTTCCAGAATCTGCACCGCCTTCCGGGATGGCTTGATATGGAGCGACTCCTTTAGTAACTGCCGATACATCAGCTCGTCCTCACTCACTTCGTTTCTTTTCTTCATCCTCGCACCTCCAGCTCCGGGACTGCGGTGACGAACTTCGCCCCCCATTCCCTAGCGTATGATAGTTGTTCCATAATTTCTTCTTTGAGATTCCACGGCAATATCAGAATAAACTCCGGCTTAAGGAATTTAATCCTATCTTCGCTTGTCACCCTTATATGGCTCCCCGGAAGGTACTTCCCTATCTTATACGGAGACCTGTCCACAACCAGTGGTAGAAGATCGGACTTGATACCACAAGTATTAAGCAGCGTAACTCCCTTTGCGGCGGCTCCGTATCCGAAGACAGCTTTGCCGAATGATTTCTGGCGAATGAGGAAAGCCACGAGGTCGGTCTTAATCTTGCCCACCTTATATTGGAATCCAGAATAATGGTTCATGGACGTAATCCCATCGAGTATCTCCCCTCCGAGCAGCGTGGCCACCTTGGTGCTCTCAGCATGCACCCTCTTTTGATGTTGGGCATATATCCTCAGGCTACCCCCGTGCTCCGGTATCTCATCGACATCAAAGATGCACAGCCCGTTGTTATTGAATATGGTACATATCGCCATGAAGGAGAAATAGTTGTAGTGCTCGGAATAGATCGTGTCGAACTGGCACTGGCTAATGAGATTCTGGAGATGAGGAAATTCAAACACGGCAACTCCGTCTGGGTTCAGGGCTATCCTAACACCCTCTACGAAGTCGTTGATATCCGGCTGATGAGCGATAACATTGATGCCGCAGATGAGGTCAACACTCCCAATGAGATATTGCGTGTTGTCTGTGCAAAAGAAATCTGCCACAGTGTCTATGCCCTTGCTTCTGGCCACCTCTGCCGCCTCTCTTGCAGGGTCATATCCCAAAACATCACACCCTATCCCCTTGAACCATTGAAGCAGATACCCGTCATTGCTCCCTATTTCAAGCACCTTGCTTTCAGACCCAAGGCCGAACCTCTCACACATAATATCAGCAAACTCTTTTGCATGGCTGACGTTCGATGGACTCTGCGAGCTGAAATAGACGTAGTCGTCCTTGAATATCTCCGAAGCCTTCTTGCTCTCCGGTATCTGCACGAGAAAGCATTTGTCGCACACGAACACCTTTAACGGATAAGTCATCTCCGGCTCGTTGAGCTGCTCTTCGGTCAGAAACGAATTGCTTGGCGGTTGATGCCCAAGGTCAATAAATTCATGTGTCAACGGTTCGTTACAGGCTCTGCAATTCATGTGTTTTCACCTCCGCAATAATCTTCAATATCTTCTGTAGTTAGAATCTTGCCGGTTTCATAATATTCCTTGTACCACCGGATGCTTCTTGCAACTGCATACTTCATGCTCCAGCGAGGCTCCCACCCCAAAAGCTTTCGACTTTCGGTTGAGTCTATCTTGAGCAGATAGACCATCCCCGGATGCGTAGGGGTGTTATCGATCTCCCAGTTAATTACAGGCCATACTTCTTTTGCTGTTTGAAGGACTTCAAGAACCGTCATTTCTCCTTGTGGCCCAAAATTGAAAGGTTTCGCAAATCGCTGATTCCCCTGTAATAACTTTTCTCCAAGTAATAAATATCCCATTAACGGCTCAAGGACAAATTGCCAAGGCCGGGTCGATGTTGGCGTGTGTATTTTTACGGGTATTCCCATTCTTGTTGCTCTGACAATATCCGGTATTAAACGCTTCTCCCCCCAATCTGCTCCGCCAAGGACATTCCCGGCTCTCGCTACCGCAATCATTGGGAAATAATGTTCCTTATAACATTCTACTACTTGTTCCACACAAACCTTACTTGCTCCATACGGAGTAGAATCTCCCATAGCGTCATTTTCCCGATAAGCCCAGTTCCATTCCCTGCTCTTATATATTTTGTCACTTGTTATGATAACAATAGCCTTTACGGTTTCAGACAATCTACAGGCATCGAGAAGATTTACAGTTGCCATTATATTATTTTCAAATGTTTCTCTTGGTTCCTCAAATGTTTTGGCAACAATAGCGGAAGCCGCAAGATGGAATACAATATCAGGTCTAATTTTGTCTAAATTTAACTGTTCTTTTAAATCGAATCTAACATCAGAAATGTTTTTTCCCAATTCAAGAATGTTGAAATGGCTTGGGTCGGTGGGCGGATTCCTTGCTATGCTTGTGACATTAGCCCCAAGTTTCATTAACCACAAACAAAGCCACGAACCCTTGAACCCAGTTCCGCCAGTTACAAGAACATTTTTACCTTTGTATGTTTCATATAAGTTGCTCATACTCGCTCCTTTTTTCTGGAAAATTAAGGATGGCATCCTCGCCACGATATTTTATGATTGCACAATCGTAAGCAAAAACAGCATCAAGCAGATTATTAAATGAACCGCAATATATATGTTCCCCATGGTATAAAAACTGTGCCATCCATTTTCTGGATTTTTTGTGCCAAAACACGCCCCTATACCCGGAAGAGTTGTCTCTGTGCATTCTGCAATTATATCCATTTATTGATGGAGCCGCTATTCTTAGGTTTACTTTTCGATTGTCTAAACAATTCCTGTTTATATGATCGACTATAATTCCGTCCTTGGGCTTGCACCCCATAATTTCGCGGTGCATATTTACGGTAATGTTGCTATGGTTCCTGCCTTCCGTCCCGTTTCTCCCATTAGGATAGGCTGTCCGACTCGCGTAGCAATTCCATGCATCGTGTCTCGCTCCCCATTTCCACTGCATAAGCCATTCGTAATCTTCATCGTCTACTATGGCTATCTTCCCTTGGGTAAGGGGTATTCCCCGGACGCTTCCGTTCTCTATCCCAGCAAGCACTATGGCATCGTGGGCATACATTGACTTTAGGCTTTCGAGCAAACCAGACATGGTTACACCTCCGACATTTGAGTTCTATTAATTTAAGCTCCATATCTGTTCCTTACCATAATATAATTATTAAAGTCAAGTGTCATTTCCAAATTTTCCATTTAGGTTTCCCCTCATCCCACATATTCTGCAACACGCCCATATCATAAAGGTTATCCATATATCCAAAAAAGCCTTTATGCTGATACACCATGAGCTCTTTATCCTGTGTTAAATCATGGAAACAATCCGTCTCAAGGTCACAGCTTTCGTCTTCAGAAAGATAATCAAAGATGCCCCTGTTGAACACCATAAACCCGCCGTTCATGAGGCACTCCCCTTGAGGCTTCTCGGTGAAAACCTGAACCAAACCATCCACATGATGTATCTCTCCGAATCTTGGCGAGGGATGAACCCCGGTGATGGTCGCTATCTTCCCATGACTCTTGTGGAAGGCCAGCAGATCGGTGAGGTTGACGTCCGAGAGGCCGTCGCCGTAGCTGCACATGAAGGTATCCCCATTGATGTAGTTCTCGATCCTCTTAAGCCGCGCTCCCTTCAGAGTGTTCAGCCCGGTATCGGAAAGGGTCACAGACCAGTCATAGTCGGATGGTTTCCTGTAAACTTGGATAGATTGGCCAATCCTAAAGGTCACATCGCAATTTATTTCATCGAACACCGAGAAGTATTTCTTAAACTCCTCCTGCTTATATCCAAGCGCCAACACAAAGTCGGTGAAGCCATAATGGGCGTATATCTTCATGATATGGAATATCATTGGCTTCCCGCCTATCTGCACCATGGGCTTAGGCAAGAATTCGGTCTGCTCTCTTAGTCTTGTTCCACTTCCACCGCAAAGCACTACTGTCTGCATCGTTATCTCCTTAAAGTTGCTCTTCCCCGTCTCATCGCATCGGGCTGCCTGATTCTTGTCTCCAGTCTGGCTCTGAGTTTATCGCTCAACTCATAGTGAGAACATACCCTGTAGGCTGTTAGCTCAAGCCCCATCAAACTGCTATGATCGTTTTCGGGATTTACCAAAAATATAAATCTGTAGCTGCCCACCGCTATGTAGCCCCTACTTGCGTCTATAGCAGCCTCCGGGTGCCTTTCCTTAATGAACATCATCTTATCCCTCAAGCACTCTTGCCTACAGCAAATCCCCAGATAGTTTTTTGTTGGTTCCGGCATATCTCGTACCTCCCCGAATCTTTGAAAGCGAAGACTTCGGGATGCCCGCCTCAGCATCTCCAATGAGGTATCTCCAGCCGCCTGTGGCGATATTCCTCCATAATGAGCTGCATCCCCGGAATGGCCTAAAATATTAGGCGGTACAGCAAAGCTATTTTCATATTCCCGTCTGAATCGCTCAGCATCAGTCGCAATCTCTCGCCGAGCCGCAAGTTCTTCTGGGGATATCGTTCCAAAGGTAGTAGGCATTATTTTACCCTCCTAAGCCAACCCCCCGGCGCGCTCGTTATCAGGGCGCGTTGTTCTATATCTTTATCCACAACAAACTCGTCGTTGTCTTTCATAAATTCCTGAACCGCCGTCCAAGGATTGTTCCCTTTACCCCAAGGCCGGTCTTGGTTCTTATCAAGATGGCCATAAAACTGAATCGCTGTATCGAAGACCACTAAATATGACCCTACCGACACAAGCGGTGAATAGAGTTTTAGCTCTTGCAATACGTGGTCATGGGTGTGGTTTGAATCAAGGGATACAAGAACCGGAGCCCACTTACCGATGATATCAAACACGTCTTCGGCAACATATGGGTCTACGCTTGAGCCCTCTAAGGTCTCGCAGCGAGGAAGCCCTTGGAGTAATGCTTTGGCGTGGCTCCTTATATCTATATCAAGGGCGAGAACCTTCCCGGCGGCGACACCTGCGGAAAAAAGCATGTCTGAATAAAAACTTGTCATCCCTCCGAAAGCGACTCCTATCTCGACAATCCGCTTCGGCCTTATCTGCCAAATCAGTTCTTGCATCACCATTAGGTCTGTTGGATATTGAAGTATCGGTATCCCCATATAGGTGAAGTTCTTCACATAGTTTGTTCTGACAAGGGACTCCGTGAGCCTGTGGACGTCTATCTCCAAGTCCCTGTCGGTTAGATTCTGTCTGACCTGCCCATCTCTTTCGTTAAAGTACTTTTCTGCTGGGTTCACGCTTGCTCCTTGATTAAGATTTTTGCTGACATTTCGGCATAGTCATTAACTCTTTTTCCGACAACGGGATAACTTGCAGATAAAATCCCATAGCTGATGCTATCTTCCGTAGTGCACCAACATGCCCTCCGCATATGAGGGCTTCGTCTTGCCCCGGCCACGTGAATCTGTATTCTGCTAATTTGTCACACATTTTATCTTCTCCTCACAAATTCTAAGATAATGTTTTGCTACTTCATGCCCTGAGTATCTTTTGATAACTTCCTCAAAGCATCGCTTCGCTGTCTTGTAATCCCCGATTCTCATCCTGCGGTTGTTGTGGAAGTTGATGTCCAGATTCATCTGATAGACACCGGCCTCTATCTTCTCCGGGTCAGTGCCGGGGACATGGATGATGTACTTTTTATCAACAACGTCCTCAATTCTCTGTTTCTTTATCCATCCGTTCTTTATACAATCGTCATACAGCCTGCTGCCCCTGACCGGGGTAGCCATATTAAAACCGCACCAGTCAAGGTCTACGTCCTCTAAGAACCTCCGGGTAACCAAACGATGGGCGTCGGTCTCTCCCGGCATCCCCATGACCAGAAAGCCGTGGATAAAGAAGTCGTTATCCCGTAGGGCTTTTACCGCTGGCTTCACCTGCCAGAGTTCCAAGGGCTTGTTAATGAACTCCCGAAGGACTAACGCGCATCCGCTCTCTATCGCAAGATAGGCCGTGTCCATTCCAGCTCTCCTCATCAGCCCAGCCATCTCCTCGTCCAGATATCTCACGCTCAGGCCATTCGGGGCCTCTATCCTTAGATTGAACTCAGCGAGCCTCTTGAAAAGAACCTTGGCTCTCGGCATGTTTATCAAGAGCTGATCATCATAAAAAATAAGTGTCTCCATTCCATAGTTTTCAACTAAATGCCTCACGTGCGAAACAAGGCACTCGACAGATGCCTGACGGACTCTCTTGCCGTGTAATGTGGAATTGGAGCAGAACGTACAATTCCCGAAACAGCCACGAGACGAGGAAATAAAGAAACACTTTTTGCCATGCCTTGCGAAAGGCGAAAAAGCCTCCTGCATATCGTATGCCTCATGGTTAACAAGCGAATAATCAAGATTAATCAAGGAGTCCAGATTATCAATAAGGGTTTTTTGGGGTTGCTTATTTTGCCTCATGGCTTCGCGTGTTACCCAAGCACTATTGTTAAACTCCTTGGTTAAAATAAAATCCCTTAAAGCCAGCTCGCCTTCTGCAAAACAGATAGCATCCAGATCGGGCTGTTCGCTTATAATTTCTTGATATGAGTAAGACGCGGCAGCGCCGCCTAAAAGAGTAACCGCGGTTGGTTGCGCTTTGCGCGTAAGAGAGAGAAGGTCTCTTAGATACTTGTAGCTCGTATCAAACATGAGGCCGAAACCGATGATGTCGAAACGGGTACTGCTTAAGACGCGTTCGATTTCCTCATTATAATCCGGCAGAGTATCGCAATCAATTATTTGGAAGCTTGCAATGTCTTGGCAAAAGGTTGCTAAAGAAAGTATCCCGTACGGAAAGCCAAGATAAGAGCGTATTTTAGGGCGTTTTGAATCAATGTCCTTTATTGTATAAGGAAGATTAACTAACAATGTTTTAGGTTTCACTATAATTCCTTTCTGGGAAATTCAAGATAGCATTTTCTCCATAATATTTTATCGCAGCCCTGTCGTAGGCTTTTGCCGCTGATATTTTATCGTGGAAATATCCTATAGTTGTCTGTTTTTTGTTTATCGAGACGGTGCAACACCATCGCCTGTGGCGCTTGTGCCAATACGTGCCGCGATATCCGGAGGTATTATCGACCCGTAGTTTTTGATTAAGCCTGTTGGCTTGAGGGCTTGCAATCCTCAGATTGCCCCTCCAGTTGTGAAGTCCGTTTTGGTCTTTATGGTCTGCCTGCCTTTTGTCTCCAACGGCGAGTCCAAGTATTTCACGGTGCATTCTTATAATTGGCTTGTCGGGACGTACCTTTCCATCAATGTAGGTATGGCGAGCAGCATAAAAAGTATATCTGTTTCTGTGGGCATACCACTTCCATTTTATCAACATATCGTAGTCCTCATCGTCTACCAATGCGACCTTGCCTTGAGTTAATGGTATCTCTCTCATA